AGGGGCGGCAGAAAATATAATATCAGCACTAGAAATTGCAAAACCCTCACTTGGTTGGCTGGTTCCTGAGTTAGGTTTCTGAATGACTCCATTGATGCTAACAAGGTGTTGCTGTGCAAACTGACCGGGGTTACTAAGAGTAAATCTATAGGCTGAGCCATTAAATGTTGCACTTCCTCCTCCTGTGCTAGATGAACTAGATAATGTGTTTATAAAGAAACTACCAACTGATTGGGTTACTTCCCATGCAGCTGTAGAACCATTATATACATTTAGTTTTCCTGTGCTAGTATTAAAAAACAAATCACCAGCATCATTATTACTTGTAGGGTTCGACGAACCAACTCTATATCTTTCGTTGAAATCATTGATGTCTCCACTAAGACTAACTAGGTCACTTTCTGGTAGTGTAGCTTTGTGATAGTTATATGTCTGACTAGAGCCAGTAGATGTTACGATGAAACGTATACCTGTAGCTATAGTAGAACTATGAAAGTTAGAAGGTATGTTGTTTATTGTAACAGTTGTACCATTAAGTGTGCGGCCTGTTGTACTAACACCACTGCTGTTTACAACTATACCAGCTGCGTCCGCTATAGAAATAGCAACACCAGATGCTGGCTGTGTATTCGGAAATGATACCTCGTTAGCTATAGCTTCAAAACCACCAAACGGTTCTAGCTGTGCAGCAACGTAGTCGACAATAGCACCAGAAGTTGGTAACTTAGTATCATCGTCTGTAATTGTGGTTTGTTTTAGATCACTAGCTAGTTTTGCAAGTGTTACGTTGCTGTCAGCTATCTTAACTGTTGTTACGTTTGCATCTGTAATCTTAGATGTTGTAACAGAGTTAGATGCTAACTTACCATCTGTAATAGTTGTGCTAGCTATCTTGGCTCCTGTAACTTGACTGTCTGCTATATGAGCAGTATCAATAGAACCATCAACATAGTGCTCTGAATTAATAGAGTCATCGGCTATCTTTGCTCCTGTAACTGCGTCTGCTGCGATGTCAGCTGTAGCAACTGTAAGATCTGTAATGTTAGCACTAGCAACTGTTATATCTGTTGGTAATGCACCACTACCTAACTTTGCCATTGTTACAGCATTGTCAGCTATCTTAGCTGTAGTAACTGAGTCACTAGCTAAATCGCCTGCTACTATAGCACCGTCAAGTATTTTAGCACTTGTAACTGCACCGTCTGCTATATCGCTTGTTTGTACTGTTTGATTTTGTTCTTCTTGTGCAGCAAACAGTAACTGCTCATGATTGGCGTTAAGGTCAGCTGCCTTGACTGATGACCCTGCCGTGTATGTAGCCTTTGCACTATCTACGTCTGTATCGCGAAAGATACGTATAGACTGTGGGCTGACTGGTATATTGCCTGATGTAAAGACTACATTACCACCACCTGTAGTAGTGTAGCTTGTTATATTGTAGTGTGTGCTGGTTGTTTTTACAACACCATCTACAGACACTTTTACGTCAGACTCTTGTATAGAAGGGAAAGAAAACGCTTTCGTCGCATTTCCATCCCCAGTATAGTCTACGAATGTTGTTGCCATTTATTTGTATATGTTGAGGATGTCATTTGACTGTACCTTTTTAAGATACTTTTGACGTTTGTTCTCTTTTTGTTCAGCAATAACTTCAGCCACCTCTGGCATTTCCATTATTGATGCCCAAGCTTTACGTCTTGCTTCTTGAAATATTTGATCTATTTTACCGTTGTGCCAGTAGTTACGAGCATCATATTGAGCTCTTTTACCGTCACGTATATCTTTACGCATAAGTTCTAATGATGCAATAGCCTTTGGATCTTTTGCTAATTTGTTTAGCTCTAGCTCAATGTTTTGATCTCCAATAGCTTTTTGAAATAGTGATCTAATACGTGGTGTGTCAGTTAAGTTAGTACTGTCAGGAGCGTAGTATGTAGAAAGTCGTAAGTCATAACCACTGTTAAATAAGAATGATCTTCCTTCGCTTTGCTCTAATGTCAAAGTTATAGGACTAAACATATTAAATGCTCTAGTTAAGAAGTCCCAGTTATTGATAGGCTTACCATTTAGCATATCATACTTAATAGGTAGCTGTTCACTTGTTAGAGTTTCAGTAATTAAGTTTCTATTTCTTAATGACTGATCTATACCAGACCCAATCTCACGCATATATGGTACAAATAATTTACCCATTTCATTACGTAGACCAGCTAGTGGTACAGAGTTATTGACTAAACCAGCTATGATTCTATCAAACTGTCCCGGTCTACCAGCAAACAAGTCAACAAATGACTGTATACCAGCAAGATAAGACTTACTTGTAATTGCTTGTGCAACCACCAATGATATTTTTTGTAGCTCTCTTTCTGTCCACTCTTCACCCATAAGTAAACTTGCGTCACCTACGTCAGCGATTGTAGACATAATTAAGTTGAAAGGTTCAAATGTATCATAACCTACACGTACAGCTCCAAGCTTTATAGTTCTTGGTTCATACTTAGAGTCTAGCCATAGCTGCCTCTTTTGTCTGTCAACTGGCCCGTTACCTGTAAGATCTCCACGCATCCATGCCATTGATGCCATAAATACAAGAGCAGATCCCATAGCCAATCGGCCTGTTTGTAGTGCCTTTGCGTTAGCTAGTTCGACTGCATTTGTAATACCATAGCGTTCTACATTTTTTAGATTACTAGGTGTAGCAAATGCTATGTCGTTAAACTCTTTGACTAAAAAGTTAAAACCGGGTGTATGCTTTGCTGTAAGTGCAAGACCGTTAACACCAGTTCTAGCAAATAGAAAGAATGGTTTTGCCCAAGGGTTAGCACTAAACACATCGTTAAGACCTTTTGCAAAGCCTGTAAGCTCCTGTGTAAGTGTTACTTCTTTACGTGCAAATTTTGTAGCTTCGTCTATAATATTACCTTGTGAGTCAAATACCTGTGCGTAAAAGTCGTCTTCATATGCTTTTAGTACTTCTCGATTTATTTCTGGTAGCTTGATGCCATCAGCAGCTTGTAAGTCAAGAACATTACGCAAAGCTTTTTCGCGCATTTTAGCACGACCTATAATATATGCAAACGCATCGTCAGTTGCAGCCATAATCTTAGTAGAGTATGTAAGCAAGTTACTGTTGTTCATAGACCTAGCCATGTTTGCTACTGCAAATGCTGCACGATCTCCAAAATCAGCTCTACCACTGTCTTCTGCCCATCTACGTATAAGCTCCCAGTTTTCGTCACCACGAGTAAACTCAGAGTAACGTGTCTTAATAGTTGCAATATCACCCTTCCAATATGAGTTTAGTTTTTCTCTAAACAATGTAAAGGACTCAGGTATGGCTTCTATCATAGCGTTCATAGATGCCAAGCCTGCACGAACTGTAGCACTGTCACCTTTGAAAGGGTAACGCATAGCGGCTCCTAATGTAGTAGCCATGGGACGTAAAAATGTTGCAATAGATGTACCAGTGATTGCTCGCATCGGTGTTTTAGGGCCAGATAGAACACTATGAGTAAGTACACCTTCTAGCTCACGTATCATTACACCTGTACGATCTGCACCTTTTGGATCTAGTTGCCCACCTTTTATTATCTTTCTAGCAAAATTATCAAAGTCGTCAAGTGTATTAACATCTTTCATCATAGAAAAAGCTTCAAATAAAGCATTGAGTAGATCATCATTCTTATCATCCTTAGCTATTTTTAGCACTGACATAATAGATTCTTTTGCATCTGCTACGTCTGCTTTGACTGCATCTTCTATATTCTTAGCTCTGTTTTTACCAGCACCTAATGCTCTAAATGAGTCAGACTTTACAAATCTAGCTTTCTTTGTATGGTACAATGCAGTTAGCATAGTATCTACAATCTGTTTAGCTGGGCCATCTATATCATCTAGTGACACTAAGTCTGCGATTTCTCTACCAGCTATACCAGTATCTCGTAGCTGTTTGAGCAACGAACCTACAACAAGGTCAGTTACAACTACATTCTTAGATGTAAACACTTCGACACCATCTACAATATCTTTGTTTGCTTCTAGTAGCTCCTTGAGATATTCGTTAGATGATAGCTCTGCTGCATTTCTGCCCTGTGTTATAGCTTGATGTCCGTCTACAGCTTCTTTAAATGTCTGAGCTAACTTAACTCTATCACCTTTTGCTGCCTTAAGTTCTTTTGCAAACCTTTCGCTACTCATCAAACCCTTGAGTACACGCTCTACCTGTTTGACATCTGTGCCACCCTTGAGAGCTATACGCTCACGTTCTACAGGTGTAGTTACAGAACCAGTAGCTCCTTCTTCAGATCCCCACTCGTTACGTGTACGAGATAGTTGCTGACGTGCTACGTCTGGATCTACCTCTGATGGATGTGCACCTTGATAGGGTTGAGATACAGGTGCATTTTTATCTGCACGAAACTGTATTTCGCCTTCACGTATCTGTGCAACAGCAGCTTCTGTGCTTTGCTTAGATACACTAGCATTTCTATCTTTTATCTGTTTTACAACTTTACTAGACCCTTTACCTATAGCATAGGTCATACCGTCAAAAAATAGTCCTATACCCATACCTTCTACAATATTTTTTATCTTCATTACAACAGGATGGTCTGTGTCTCTGGTAGATAATGGTGTATCAAACCAGCCATATCTATCACGTACAGCACCTAAAGCGTTCTGACCATCTGACTCCTTAGAGATAAGATCAGACACAGCTCCAATACCGGCAGCTCTGATAAAACTGTTTGCACCTAATAGCTTTGCAGCACCAGCACTTAGACCAAAGCCTAATCCGCTAGCAGCTAATGCTTTGGCAGATAGTACAGTACCAGCAGCTAATGAACCAAAGTGTACAAGTCCACGTAGCTGTCTACCCCACCATGTTTTAGTTTCGATAGGATTATCATAGTTTGTAAATGGATCCCAGTCAGGCTTGTAGTAACCTTGTTCTTGAATCTCTCTTTGCATTGTGCCGTCCAATGCTTCTTTTGTTCTTTCGGCAAAGGTGGCTACAGAGGATGCAGTATCCTGTAAACCACCTGATACGATAGACTGACCTTCTTTGACTAATGCTTTGAAGCCCCACTTTTCTGCATTACGTGGGTCATCTTGTTCAGCGACAGCTTGCTCTTCTTCGGTTCGCTCTTGTTTTGCAACCTGAGCCTTAGCTTCTTCGTCTTCTTCGATTGTGTCAGCTAGTTGATTGACTTGATCGTTTACATAGTCAAAAGCTCGTTGGTCTATCTCAAGTTTTACACTTGGATCTTCACTCATAATTATACCTTAGTATTAAATGTTCAACTTTAGCATCTCATTGATTGCCGCCGGTGACAATGTGTTTGGATTTAAGAAGGGTGCTTCTTTCAACTCTGGTACAGCTTCCAATAACTTATCATTGTCTTCTTTTGACAGAGTTGTTTTTTGTTTATGTGGTATACTAACACCACCTATAAATTGTTGATTTTGTATGTTT